CTCAAGAAAGAAGTTGCAGCAAAGTTTATAAGCTGTCTCTGGATCGCTCCAAAAACACTACGGGCTACATCGCCAAGAGTTTTAGTTCCGTTTATCGCACCATCTATTGCATCAACAAGACCTGATTGAACAGTGTCAGCAATACCTTGATACAGACTATTTACACGTTCAAGTTCTTGCTGTAGACGTAAAGAATTTTCAAATCTATCTCTTTCAGTATCTAGAATTTTTATGCCCTGTTTTTCTGCTTGTCTATCTAATTCTCTTAGTTTTTCTTGTATTTCTGCTTCTCTAGTTCCTAACTGTAAACTTTCTTGTAAAAATAAGTTTCTATTAGTTACACTCTTTGTCATCTCTTTTAATTTCATTAGCCTAGTCTCTTCTATATCTAAATTCTTTTTATTCGTTTCTAGTTCGAGCATAAGTGCAATTATTTCTTCGTCTATTTCTGCCCTTCTTCTTCTAGATGCACTTCCCCTTTCAGCAACTAAGTCTGTCACATCTGGATCAGTACTCTGTCTAGCATCTGCCAATAGTTGACTTCTTCTTAGTCCTGTAACTCTACCGCTACCTCCAGTGAATAACTTTGCAGCTTGAGCACCTATTTGAGTTAAGAATCTACTTATAGAACTTTGTAATTCTCTAGTTCCCTCAGAAAATTTGCGTAATGCTTCCACACCATCTTGACCCACTAGCTCTTCCATTCTTCTCATGGATTCATTGAAAGCAGCTTGCTTTCCTTGGGTCTGCTCTAATACTTTCAAATACTCTTCTGTTGGAGTGCCAGATACTCCTAATGCTTTGCTGACAGTAGCTACGCTAAATCCGAACATATCCATGGATCTTCCTAATTCAGTCAGGTTTTGGCTTATCTGTTGGATTTGTGTCAATAAACCAGTTGCTATAAGACCTCCAGCGAATCCACCTGTCTGTCCTCCTAGTTTTGACCCGATCAATCCACCACCAAAACCAGCAGCAGCACCTAAAGGTCCTTGTCCAAATAACAATGGAAACGCACCACTTATTAATGCTCCTGATATATCTCCTCTTGTAAACGCTGGTGCTTTAGGCACAAGACCACCTGACTTACCTGGCAATAATGTTCCTTGGCTTGTAAAGTTTAAGGGAGAACTTGGCCCCATAGCTGCACCTGAGTGCCTAGGTATTGATGTTCTCTTTACCTTTGCTGTATTATTTTCTAACTTATTTTGTTTTGCTTTTTCCTTAGTTATTGCTTGTTCTTTTCTGTGTGTTTTGATTACTAGAGCTAGTTTGTCTCGTTCTGTTTTTAGGGCTGCTTTTCCTACACCCTTTTGACCCATTGCAATATCATTTAACTTTTTTATTCTTCGCTCAAGATTATTTAACTGCTGGTTAATCTTTTTAACATTCAGTTGTATATTTACTTCGTAATTAGAGCCAGCCACTAATTTAGATAAAACATTGTTCTTAGTTTAGCGTACCTTACGATATTGGGCTTTCTTTTGGGCATCTTCGTATGCTTTCTTTTCTCTTTCGTTTTTAATACTAAAGTATGCGTTCCAACCATAAACTTCTTCTAGGGTCATATTATTACGCAAATATTGGACCGTCATGCCTAGAGTTTCTGCAATTAAAAATTGAAAATATAAATAATGGTCTTTATTCAGTTGTGCTTTTTACGGCATCAGGGGTAGCCTCCTCGCCCAACTCTTGCATCTTAGTCATAAGTTCAAGTAGAACTCCTAATGGTATTTCTCTTCTTAGACTTGGTCTATCTGCCTCAACAAATAGCTTTTGTCCGTTTTCATCTTCAGCTTTACTTATGATTACTTGAAGAGCAAAGTCTAAACTGCTTTCGTTCTGTGCTCTGTTGCTGGCTATTAGAGTATCATTTATTGCATCTCGATCAGCAATGGTTAGTGGTGTCCAGTACACCTGCAAGATTAGTTCGCCATCTTTGTATATAGGGTAGCTACTTCTTTTGCCTATGCTAAATGCTTTCTTTAGCTTGTCGATTGCTCTGTCTGATGCCATAAAGTTGAATAGTTTATTCTTATACTATACTACTACTTTATTATTTAAAACCAACTTTTTTAAATGCTTTGTCTATATCTTTGTTGATAAGCCCACCTAACGTATAGACGTTGTACCAGTTTGGTTGTTTAGCTGTTATCTTATGTTCCTTTGCGTGTTCTGCGTATGTTACTTGTTTATTTTTAAGGTTAGGCAATGTTTGACCTGGAGCGTTTATTGCAAAACCAGCATACTTAGCTCTGTTTCCTACATATAAATCTTGACCAATTTTCGCTGTGGGTACTCTTGCGTTTTTAAATACTCTTTCGGTTCTAGCAGGAATCATAAAGTAAGGTGTATCTGGGTTTCTCTTTCGTGTAGGTTTTACAGGAGTTTTGGATACGACCCAGTTTTCACCGAATGTTCCTGTCCACCAAGGACCATCTGTAGTTAAAGAGTGTACTATATCTTTTGCTAATTGTTTTCTGCCTTTTAAGATTACTTTTCTTAAGTCGGGAGTCAGTTTTGAAATTGGTTTTCTACTAGGCATTGGCAGTAAAGTCGCAACTTACGACAGATAAAAAGTGGCTATCTCCTTCTATTGTGACAGCAGTTGGTCCTTCGATTGCCGATACTCTTGGAGTTACTGAAAATGTATCTGAGTATCCAGGTGCATTTACTGAAATCAATCCATCAATAACTGATTCGGCTATTGCAGATGCTACGGCACTTCCTTTATTTGGTGGTGTTAGAATCCCACATCTTATAGAACCAGAGTAATAATCTTGGGCAGCACCATGAGTTTGCGTAGTTGCTTGTGCAAAATTAAGGCTCACCATTACATACTTCTTATTATTACCTGGAGTTGTAAAAGGCATATTATCAAATACGACTGTTACTGTGTTATCGGCAGCGACTACAGCAGTTTTAATTGCTGTTTCAAATGCTGCTCGTGCGTTTACTAAAGTCATTAGAAAATAACGTCAATTCTAAATAGATATTCCTGACCGCCACGCAAAGTTCTTACATCTGTAATCTTTGCAACTCTGGTCGATCCAGAAAATGTGAGGGTGATTTCATCTGATAGCAGAGGTTGGCTATCTCCTATAAGATCAGGTGTTATGTAAACCCTAGCTATGTTTTCTTGGAATCCTGTTTCTTCGCTGGATTGTATAAATTCAACGGGAACTTTTATTGTGTAACTGGTGTCACTGGTAGTTACTGCACCAGTAGATGTGTTGTACGATGTAGATGATTTTCTAGTGTAGATAATAGTTGTGTCTAATGAGTCTCCTAGTTGAGACACCACCTGTTTTGCAATCTGTTTTAGTGCTGTGTCTAGTTGTCCTGCCATTATCCTCTAACCGCCCTTAGTTGGAAACTGCCAGCACCGCCTAGCATATATGCTCCAAGATAACTTTGCAGCCACGGGTAAACATCTAAAATGTTATTTATAGATCCAGTTCCCTGACTTGCAGTGTTGTATTTAACTTGAATATCTCCTAGTTTTACCTCTTCAAAGTTTCCGTCTTTTCCTGTAGTTCCTGTTATTGCATCTGTGTCGTTTGCTAAAGCTCTGGCTAATTCATATTGTGCATATTTAATTGGATTAGGAATTTTAGAACAAGCCAATTCAACACCATCTACTTGATAATTGTTTCTTGGAAACTTTAATGCCTGTCCATCATCACATCTATCTCCATAAAAAACTAAAGTATCAATCCATCTAGCAGC